TTTCTCTATGTCGATTTATGTGCGTAACACAGAAGATGCTTCACAAATACTAGAACAGATTCTACCGTTCTTCACGCCAGACTATACAGTTACATTAGATTTCATTCCTTCGATGGCACATAAGTATGACATGCCTGTAATTTTAAATTCTGTTTCTAGTCAGATAGACTATGAAGGCGATATGTCAACAACTCGTCTGATTATATGGAATCTAGAATTTACAGCCAAAGGTTATGTTTGGCCACCTGTTCAGAATGCAGAAGTTATTCGCCAAGCAAACACATCAATTTACTATGAAACTTCTTCAAGAAATTCACAGAAAGTTTATGTAGCCAATGGTGTAGGTTATTTAAATAGTACAGAAACAATTCGTGTTGCTAATAGAGGCGTAACAGGACAAATCGTTTACTTTAGCAATAACGATACTGGTGTTCTAGTTGTAGACAACTTGAACAAGCTACTAGAAGCTAACGATGTTGTTGTAGGTGACTTTACAAATGCATCGTATCGCGTTACTAGCATAGACACTAATCCATTAAAATCGGTACTTGTTGTTACTCAACCTGCACCTAATACAGCACTACCAAATCAATCGTTTGGATTCTCAGAAACGATATCAGAATACCCACAGGTCTTTTAATTATGTCTAAATTGAATCAAAAGTTATCAGAGGTTCTAGATATAGAACCTATTGAGATTGAACCGGCTCCAATTGTAGTTGTAGATACGACCGAAGATGATGCAGAGTTTGCCCGTAAGAACATTCGCAATTTGATTGAAAAAGGTAACGTTGCGATGGACAATCTATTACATGTTGCTAAAGAATCTGAACATCCAAGAGCATATGAAGTTGCTGCTGGTATGATAAAAAACCTTTCTGACTTAAACAAAGACTTGTTAGAGATACAGAAACGCAAGAAAGATTTGACAGGGGAATCTCTTACTGCAAAAAACATCAATGTAGATAAAGCAGTCTTTGTTGGGTCTACTTCAGAACTTGTAAAATTTTTAAAGAATAAGGACAATCATGGAACAGTTAATTGAACAACTTAAAGTAATTTTAGGAACTAATTTTGGTCTGTACCTAAAAGCACATAACTATCATTGGAATGTTGAGGGTTCTAATTTTCCTCAGTACCACTCGTTCTTAGACGTTTTCTATAATGCAGTTTGGGCACAGTCAGACGATATCGCTGAACACATTCGCAGATTGAATGCGTATGCTCCAGGTTCGTTCACAAGATTTATCGAACTATCTGCTGTTGAAGAAGCAACAACAGTACCTGATGCAAGAACAATGTTTTCACAACTATATGAAGACAATGAGAAATACATTACGCAACTACGTGCAGGTATTGTTGTTGCAGAACAAGCAAACGAACCTGCTGTATCGAATTTTTTACAAGATTTGTTAGGTGCTCATCAGAAACAGGGTTGGATGCTTCGCAGCACCCTAAAATAATATGGCTGAATTAGGTGGTGGTTATAATGGTAATGCAAGTCTAAAACGTTTGGGTGTAGAGATATCCTACACCGAAGATCAAATTTCTGAGATCGTAAAGTGTTCTGAAGATCCAATTTACTTCATCAGAACTTATGTAAAAATTGTCAACGTTGATAAGGGTCTTGTACCCTTTGAGATGTGGCCATTCCAAGAGAATATGGTTTCAGAGTTTCACAATAACCGATTCTCTATCTGTAAGATGCCTCGACAAGTAGGTAAAACAACTACAACAGTTGGCTACATGTTGTGGTGTGTTATATTCAACATCGATTACAAGATTGCAATTCTAGCTAACAAAGGTTCTCTTGCACGTGAGATTCTTGGTAGAATTCAGTATGCGTATGAATATCTTCCTCTTTGGTTGCAGCAAGGCATCAAGACTTGGAACAAAGGTAATCTTGAACTAGAGAACGGTTCGATGATCTATGCTTATGCAACATCAGCATCAGGCGTTCGTGGAGGTACATACAACCTAGTATTCCTAGACGAATTTGCGTTCGTTCAGCATAACATGGCACAAGACTTCTTTACTTCTACTTACCCTGTTATCTCTTCTGGTAAAACTACGAAAGTTATTATTGTATCAACACCTAACGGTTTGAATATGTTCTACAAGATGTGGGTAGATGCAACAGAAGGGCGCTCTACTTACAAACCTCTTGAAGTGCATTGGTCACAAGTACCTGGTCGTGATGCTGCATGGAAAGAAGAAACAATTCGTAACACTTCTGAAGAGCAGTTTCGTCAAGAGTTTGAAACGGAATTTATCGGTTCATCAGCAACACTTATCTCAGGATCAAAACTTCGCAGTCTTGCATTTCATAATCCTTTATCATCAAACGATTACTTAGATATTTACGAAGAACCAATTAAAGATAATTTGTATATCTGTACAGTAGATTGTTCAGAAGGTGTTGATCAAGATTACTCTACAATCAATGTTATAGATGTATCGCAGACACCGTACAGACAAGTAGCAAAATATCGAAACAACAAATTACCGTTATTATTCTTCCCAACGGTAATCTATTCGATAGCAAGAAAATACAACGATGCTTATGCTTTGATTGAGACTAACAACATAGGGCAACAAGTCGTTGACATTCTACATTATGACTTAGAATATGAGCATGTGTACAAACTAGAACACCATCATATTAAAGGGCAATCTATTTCTGGAGGCTTCAAACGTTCTACTTCTTTTGGTATTAAGACTACAAAATCAGTCAAAAAGATAGGCTGTGCTAACTTAAAAACTCTGATCGAAAACGACAAATTAATCATCAACGATTTTGACACGATTGCAGAGATGAATACATTCGTAAGAGTACGTGATTCTTATGAAGCAGAAGAAGGTAACAACGATGATTTAGTTATGGGTTTGGTTCTGTTTTCTTGGTTAACAGCGCAGTCATATTTCAGAGATTCTACGAATATCGACATTCGCCGTGTACTTCTACAAGAAAACAGCAATTTCGAAGAAGAGAATTTGACTCCAGTTGGTATTATAGACGATGGTAGAAAAGAAGAAATAATCAATGATGGAAAAGATGTTTGGTACACTCATGGAGCAGTTTCTTCAAGTTTCTAAATAACTAAATAGACAATCAAAACAAATTTGACCCATACTACTAAAGGAGAAATCCAATGGCATTTCAGCTATCACCTGGGGTAAATGTATCAGAAATCGATCTGACTACAGTTGTCCCTTCGGCCGCCACCTCTATTGGTGCATTTGCGGGGCCGTTTGCATGGGGTCCAGTTGGTGAAATCGTAACAATTTCAGATGAAACTCGTCTTGCTGATCGTTTTGGCAAGCCTGATTCAACTAACTATGAATACTGGTTCTCAGCAGCAAACTTCCTTGCTTATTCTAGCAATTTAAAAGTTGTTCGTTCGTCAGGCTCAGCCACTAAAAATGCTGCTGCTAACACTATCGGACCTGTTTTAATCAAAAATGATGACGATTGGCTAGATAACTATTCTAGCGGTACTGTTGCTTATGGCGAAGTTGCAGCACGTTATGCTGGCGCACTTGGCAACTCGTTAAAAGTTTCGATGGCAGACGCTAACACTTTTACTAATTGGACCTACGCTTCCTCGTTTACTTCATCACCAGCAACATCAACCTTCGTTTCAAATCAAGGTGGTGCTAATGACGAAATTCACATTATCGTTATTGATGAAGATGGTAAGTTTACAGGTACTAGCGGTACTATTCTAGAGAAGTTTCCTTTCGTTTCAAAAGCATCTGATGCAAAAGACGATAGTGGCAACTCAAACTACTACAAGAATGTTCTAACAAACAAATCACAGTACATTCGTTGGATGAGCCATCCAACTGGAAACACTACTGCAACCTATGCTAACGCTAGTTCAACTTGGGGTTCTGCTGCATCTGGTGTTTCGTTTACCAGACTTGCTGCTAACGTAACTCTATCTCTTGCTGGTGGTGCTGACGGTACTATCGTTACTGCAAACGTTATCAATTCATACAACTTGTATGCAAGCGCAGAATCTACTGATGTTTCATTGATCGTTAGTGGTCCAGCGGATGGTACTCTTGCTACAAACTTAATTGCACTTGCAGAATCGCGTAAAGATTGCGTAGTGTTCTTGTCGCCAGGTAAATCAGATGTTGTTGATAACGCAGGTAGCGAAGCTGCTGCTGTTGTTTCTCTACGCAACACATTGACTTCATCTTCATACGCTTTCATGGATTCTTCATGGAAGTATCAGTACGACAAATATAGCGATGTATATCGTTGGGTACCTCTGAACGGTGATGTTGCTGGTCTATGTGCTAAGACAGACCTAGAAAGAGACCCATGGTTCTCTCCAGGTGGATTGAATCGCGGTCAGATTCGTAACGTTATCAAGCTATCATGGAACCCAACCAAGACAGATCGTGACACCTTGTATGTCAAAGGTATCAACCCTGTTGTTTCGTTCCAAGGTGAAGGTACTGTTCTGTTTGGCGATAAGACAATGTTGAGCAAGCCAAGTGCATTTGATCGTATCAATGTTCGCCGTCTGTTTATCGTTCTTGAGAAGTCAATCGCAAGAGCAGCAAGATACTCGATGTTCGAATTCAACGATCAGTTTACTCGCGCTCAATTCGTAAACTTAGTTGAGCCTTATCTACGCGATGTTCAAGGTCGCCGTGGTATTACCGACTTCCGTGTTGTATGTAACGAATCTAACAACACCGGTGAAGTAATTGATCGTAACGAATTCGTTGGTGATATCTACATTAAACCTGCTCGTTCAGTAAACTTTATCCAACTTAACTTTGTCGCAGTACGCACTGGCGTATCGTTTGACGAAGTGGTTGGAAAGTTTTAATAAATAAGAGAACAGGAGAACAATAATGGCATTCAGCGTAAATGAATTTAGAGCACAATTACAAGGTGACGGCGCACGCCCAAACCTGTTTGAAGTCTCTATGCCTTTCCCTGGTTTCTCAACACCAGGAAATGCACAAACAAAACTTACATTCATGTGTAAGACTGCTCAGTTGCCAGGTTCGACAGTTGGTGTCGTTCCTGTGCAATACTTTGGTCGTGAACTAAAGTTTGTTGGTAACAGAACCTTTGCAGATTGGACAATCACTGTTATCAATGATGAAGATTTCGTAATTCGCAATGCATTTGAAAGATGGATGAACGGCATTAATAGTCACAACCTTAATGTGCGTAATCCACTTGCTCTTGCACCTGCTGGTTACTCAGTCGATGGCGAAGTAAAACAGTTTGGTAAAGCAGGCAGCACTTTGAAGAAGTACAAATTCATTGGTTTATTCCCAACCGATGTAACTCCTATCGATGTTGATTGGGGTTCAAACGATGCAATTGAAGAGTTTTCTGTTACTATGTCGTATCAATGGTGGGAATCTGTCGAAGACGGTGTGGTGTAAGGAAGGGGACTTCGGTCCTCTTCTATCAATTTTAGAATGAAATATTAATGGCAATCAAACTTTTCGGTTTTACTTTAGGTAAAAAAGACGTTGTTCAGGTTGAATCTCCTGAGCAACGCTCTTTTGCTTTGCCTACGGAAGCAATGGATGATGGTGCAGTCACTATCACCTCTAATGCTTACTATGGAACTTATGTTGACCTAGAAGGTTCTGTACGTAATGAAATAGAACTTGTAACAAGATATCGTGAAATGTCTAACCATCCTGAATTGGAAATGGCTATTGACGATATTGTAAATGAAGCAATCTCACATGATAAATCTGGTAAGTCGATTGATATTCGTCTTGAAAAACTTAAGCAACCAGATAATATCAAAAAGAAAATTATAGAAGAGTTTCAAACGATTTCTCATCTATTAAATTTCAGTAATCTTGCTGATGATTTATTCAAGCGTTGGTATATTGACGGTAGAATTTATTATCACATTGTTGTTGATGAAAAGAAACCTAAAGAAGGTATTCAAGAATTACGTTACATCGATCCACGCAAGATACGTAAAGTGCGTGAGATTAAAAAAGGTAAAGACCCTAAGACTGGTGCTCTAATCATTGATTCAATGGCTGAGTATTATATCTACAATGACAAGGGTACCACAACACAAACATATACCAGTGCAGTAAATGCTGGTCTGAGAATTGCACCCGATGCAATTTTAAATGTAAACTCAGGTTTGATGGATGCTAAAAATACATTCGTCATTTCATATCTTCACAAAGCAATCAAACCTCTGAATCAGTTGCGTATGATTGAAGATGCGGTTGTTATCTATCGTGTCTCAAGAGCACCAGAACGCAGGGTGTTTTACATTGACGTTGGTAACTTACCAAAAGGTAAAGCAGAACAGTACCTACGCGATGTAATGATTAAGTATAAGAACAAAATTGTTTACGATGCTTCAACTGGTGAAATTCGTGATGATCGTAAACACATGTCGATGCTTGAAGACTTTTGGTTACCTCGCCGCGAAGGTGGTAAGGGCACAGAAATTACTACACTACCAGCAGGACAAAATTTAGGTGAACTTGCTGATGTAGTTTATTTCAGACAGAAACTTTTAAACGCACTTAATGTTCCAATCTCTCGTTTAGAACCACAGCAAGGTGGTATGATTGGTGTTGGTAAAACAACAGAAGTTACCCGTGATGAAGTTAAGTTTGCACAATTTATTGATAGACTTCGTAACAAATTTTCACAGATATTTGATAAAGCACTAGGTACTCAACTTGTTCTTAAAGGTATCTGTACTAAAGATGAATGGACTCAATTTAAAGAACATATCTATTATGATTTTATAAAAGATAATAACTTCGCAGAAATGCGCGATGCAGAACTGTTGCGCGAAAGAGTTAGTTTGTTAAGTGTTGTCGATCCTTATGTTGGTCGTTACTATTCAGCAGAATGGGTAAGAAGAAACATTCTTCAGCAATCAGATGAAGATATTAAGATCATCGACAGACAAATCAAAAAAGAAGAAGATTTAGGTATTGGTGGTCCAACTATGCCACCTCAACCAGAACAACCACAAGAAGAACAGGTTGATCCTGAGCAGTATCCTCCTGAGGATAATACTGTTGATGATGCATCACAGGAATCAGATACACCTGACTTAGATGCTGAAGTGGAGAAGTATACATCATTACTAAATAAAGGCAAAGGAAAATAAATGGAAACCTCTAAATTTATAGACGATCTTATTGCAGGTAATTCAGCAGAAGCAAAAGATTCTTTGAACGATTTGCTTTCGCAAAAAGCATTTGCTGCATTAGAAGATCGTAAGATTGAAATTGCACAGTCAATTTATACAAATCAAGATTCAGAAGAAGAATCTACCGAAGAAGAAGAAGAACAAACTACATGAAAGCGTTAAAAGATTTTAGACCTCAGCTAGTAGAAGAAGAGAAATCAGACTATTCAAAGTTTGATGTTCTAGTACGTGCAGGACTTGCTAACAAAGCACAGATGCAACGTATTCATAGCATTTTAGATAAAATGCAGGAAGAAAAACCTACATTCAACAATGCCGATAGAGCAATCATTCAGAATCTCTTCACTCGTATGGTTGATCTAATCTCTAACAACAAACAGATCAACATGCAAGCGCGTAGAGCAGTTAAAGAAGAAGTTGATCAATTAGATGAAGCTAGATCGTCCGATTCACCTAACGATCCTCCTTTTGTTTTAGTGCTTAGAAGAAAAGCAATTCGTCTATACCCTGATGGTGGTAGAGTCGCATTGTACTACACACCTCAGGTAGATAAATACTTTTCGGTACCTTATGGTTTTGGTGCTGATACTGTTGTTCAAGCTGAAGAAGTTGAATCTATCGATGAATTGTCTTCAGAGTTACTAGATCGTTACAAAGAAAAAGCAAAGAAGTCTGCTGCTGATTCGAATGCAAAAGGCAATTACAAACAAGCCAATGATAGAACATTAAATGTTATGAGAGCAACAGGCAAGCAGATTGAAAAAACTACTGCAAATATTCGTAAACATTTAAACAAAGAAGAGCATATTGAAGAAGCTGTTATGGATCGTCTGCATAAGATTGCATCTGAAAAATCATCACAGTCTGTTAAATTTGCATCAGGACATACTCGTAAGATAGATCATTTCACTGCTTCTGCAATTACTCAAGTACACAAAGCATTGAATGATGAGAACAAAAAGAAGTTTGAAGCAATGGTTCATAAATCACCAGAGCATCTAATGAAAGCTGCTGACTTTGCTTTCAAACACGCAAAATGAATTTTATCGATTTAATTATTGCCAATAAATTAGATAAGGCAAAAGAAAATTTACTATCTCGCTTGAGCGAAATAACTAGACAGAGATTGCAAGAAGCAAAGAATTATGTAACAGAAGAGTTGTTTGATGAAGCAAAAAGAAATACAAACATTATCAAGATGGGGCGCATCACTAAGATTCGCCGCAGAGTAAGAAGAAATGCAAAAGGACGAATCATTGTCCAAAAGAATATTAGAAAATCAGGTATCAAAGGTTATAGAATTTCAGGCAACACAGTTAAAAGAATACCGGCAACGGCAAGATTACATAAGGCTCGTATGTTAAAGCGGGCTTGGAAAACAACTAGAAGAAGTAAATTACGTCGGACTCTATTGAAGAGAAAAATGTCAATGAGAAGACGTTCATCACTAGGACTAAGATAAATGGCTATTCAAATTACCAATACACAGCGTTCATCATCAATCATTCGTATGGTTGATCCTGGATCATATAACGTTGCAATAAGCAATGTTTCATCCAATGCAAACGAAACTGTAAACTCAATGAACATTCGTAAACTTGCTTGGTCAACAAATGGCAATATTTCTATTGCGCGTGGATCAGTGCCACTCTTTTCATTGCATAATGCAGGTACTTTGCATCTAGATGAATTCAATCATACAGTTGCTAATAACAATACAGATTATCTTTTAGTTACAATTACAACAGGTGGTTTCTGTTTGATTGAAGTTACTAAAGATACAACATATCCAACTCCATTAACAGGTATGTAATATGAAACTTATGAGAGAAACGGTAGAGAATGTTCGCTATATTACAGAAGCTGGTGAAAACGGCAAGAAGCATCTGTATATCGAAGGAACATTTCTCGTTGGCGATGCCGTAAATAAAAACAATCGCATGTACAAAATGGATGCTCTTCGTAACGAAGTTGCTCGTTACAATGAAGAGTATGTAAAGACAAATCGTGCTTTAGGTGAACTAGGGCATCCTGATACTCCTTCTATCAATCTAGAAAGAGTATCACACAAAATCGTTTCTTTATCTGAAAATGGTAATACATTTCATGGTAAGGCTCGTATTCTCGACACACCATATGGGCAAATCGTCAAAAACTTTATTGAAAACGATGTGAGTATTGGTGTTTCTTCTCGCGCTCTCGGTTCTCTTGTTCAAACAAAAGAGGGCTATAATCTTGTTCAAGACGATCTAAGATTAGCAACAGCAGCAGATATCGTTGCTGATCCTTCTGCTCCAGGTGCTTTTGTCAATGGCATTATGGAGAACAAAGAATGGATGTTCGTTGAAGGCAAGTTTGTAGAGTCGGATTTTGATTTTGCAAAGAGACAAATTATCAAAGCAACTTCTAAACAAGTAGAAGATGTTGCTCTAAAATTGTTTGAAAATTACCTCAGAAAACTTTAATTTTATAAATAAGAAATCATAAGGAGATTCCTAATGGCAACAAACAAACTTATGGAAGCCGCAGCAGATATTCTTGCAGGTAGCAAGAGTAAAGCATCGGCTATGCCAACGCAAAAACCCGAAGGTTCGTCATATACCGAACTTGGTGGACCAACTAACAAACCAGCTGAACACGAAGACAAACCTGGTGAAGATATTTACAAAGATTACAAAATGACTCTACCTAATGTTAAAAAGGCCGAAGCACCATCTGCTAAGCCTTCATCTGCTTCTGCTGAAATGGCTCAAAAGACTCTTTCACGCGAAGAAGCTGAAACAGAAGAAGAAGTCATTGCTGAAGATAAACTTGATTTGTCATCCGACATTGATGCAATGTTTGCTGATGATTCAACAATCTCAGAAGAATTTAAATCCAAAGTTTCAACAATTTTTGAAGCCCGTGTAAACGACCGTGTTACACAGATTCAAGAAGAAATTGAGTCTAAGTACGCCGATATGTTAGGTGAAGCCGTAGAAGAAATGCGCGCCGATCTAACAACAAAGGTTGACGATTACCTTAATTATGTTGTTGAGCAATGGTTAAAAGATAACGAAATCGCAGTTGAGTCTGGCCTACGTGCTGAGATTACTGAAGATTTCATCAATGGTCTACGTGGTCTATTTGCTGAACATTATATTGATGTTCCAGAAGACAAAGTTGATCTTGTTGACGAACTTGCAACTCAAGTTGAAACACTTGAAAGCAAACTTAATGAAGAAATTGAGCGTGGTGTTTTATTCGCCAAAGCACTCGTTGAGTCGCGCAAGAATGAAGTTACCCGTGAGGTGTGTGAAGGTCTTACCGCTACTCAAGTTGAAAAAATCAGAACACTCGCAGAGGGTGTTGAATTCTCCACAGAGGACGAATACAAAGCTAAACTTGATACGATTCGTGAGAACTACTTCCCATCAGGCGCAAAGAAAGCCGATGAGACACAACTCCATGAGCAACTAGAAGACGCAGATGAAAAGAAAGTTGAAATCAACGATCCATTTGTGGCTGCTGTTTCTCAAGCAATTTCAAAAACAAAAATTTAATTAGTAATACTTAAGGAGAAATTTAATGTATCTTTCAGAGAATCTACAAAAGAAATGGGCGGGTGTGTTAGATCACGCAGACCTTCCCGCGATTAAAGACCCATATCGCAGAGCAGTTACCGCAGTTATTCTAGAAAACCAAGCCGTTGAAATGGTTAAGTCAGGTCAGATGCTTCACGAAGCAACCCCTGCTAACGCTTCAGGTACTGGTGGTTTTGGTGGCAGTGCAGCAGCTGGTGGTCCAACCGCCGGTTTCGATCCAATTCTAATCAGCTTGGTTCGTCGTTCATTGCCAAATCTTATCGCTTATGACGTTTGCGGCGTTCAGCCAATGACAGGTCCTACCGGTTTGATTTTCGCAATGCGTTCAACCTACGCTACAGCTAACGTTACAGCAGGCGCAGTCGAAGCCTTCTACAACGAAGCTAACACCCGCTTCAGCGGTGTTGCAGGTCAGCAAACAGCACTAACTGTTGGTCTATCAGCAAACACCAACAATACATTCGTTGGTAACGCAGCACCTCTAGCTGCAATGGCAACTGCTACAGCAGAAGATTTAACACCACTTGAAATGGCATTCTCAATCGAGAAAGTTACTGTTACTGCAAAGACACGTGCTTTGAAGGCAGAATACTCAATCGAACTAGCACAAGACTTAAAAGCAGTTCATGGTCTTGACGCAGAAACTGAGTTGTCAAACATCCTTTCAGCAGAAATTCTCGCT